GTCCTGCCTTCCAATCCGACTCTCTTCCGGTCGGTGATCCACCAGAGCAGTTCTCCACTGCGCGGATGCTTCCCGATCACCAATGTGCCTAGCGTGCCAGCCAAGTAAAACGCCGCGGCATCTATCCCGCGCAGCTTCTCCAGGAATTCGCATTCCTCTTTCCCTGGAGGCCGATAGCTCTCGGGCCAGACGAACTTCTCGCTAGCCGGGCTAGCGGGCTGGTATTTCGTCGGAGGTTCCGCGAATCCCAACCCCAGGATCGCTTCCAGCTCCTTGATCGCTACCGCTACGGCGACTTGTTTCGCCTCCATCCAGAAATCAACGACATCGCCACCCTTCGATATTCCAGCATCCCACCATTTTTCCGCGCCGTCTTTGTCGCGGTAGACGGAAAATGACGGTTTCTTCTCCTGTCGGAACGGCGACAGGCACGGTTTGCCGGGCGAGCCCGGCAGATCCAGGTATTTCCATGCCCAGGCAATGCCGCAGCTGCGGCGCAGGCTAGCTATACGGTCGGAGTGACTCATGGTTTTTCCTTTGGCGGCAGTTGTTGCATCGCTTCGCGGCGCGCCTTGGCTTTTACGGTGCGCCGCAGCTTGGCCTCGTAATAGAAGATCTTCTTGCGAATCTCTTCGATCTGCTTGTTGTAGCGGGTAAGGTCGCGCGGCCTGAGCGGTTCATCAGATTTGCAGCGTTCAACCAGCAATTCCTTGACACGACGCTCGCGCCCTTTCCAGTTGCTGATCTTCAGGTTCAGCGCATGAACAGGTGTGCGACGGTATTTTTTCTTCATGCCGTATACCCCGGCCATACTCCTTCCTCTCTGCGCCGCTTCTTTATCTCCATTCTCAGATAACTGCTCAGCAACGTCTCGGTCTCGCTATTCCTCTCAGCGCGCCTCACCATCCTTATCAGCTCCTCTTCGGTCATCCGTTTCACCAGCTCCTGAAACATCGATTTGTAGTCAATTAGCTCATTCACCTGACCTTCCTTTCATCTTACATTTTTATAATTTGAGAATTGTCTGATAAATCTGTACGCGGTGTGCGATATGCCGAATAGCCTAAGCAGGAATCGGCGCGGAAATCCTTCCTTGATCATCTGCCGAAGCAGGATGACCTGGTACGGTTGCAGTTTACGGTTTGGTCTTTGTCTCATTATGTTCTTCTTGTTTGGGTTCGGATGTCGTCTAAAAGCCATTCCATAGCGTCGAGCAAAGGCTCGGTTCGATGGTTGTATTCAATGTTCTCGATGCACCACCGGAAATAAGAAGGATCGATCTCGGCTAGCGGCCTGCCTTTGTATTTACCCCAAGGCATCAAGATGGAGCCAGGCCAGTTGGCTACTGGATCGTGTCTGGGAGGAGAAGGTTTGCCGACCTTAAAGCTGTCGGCCTCTTTTTTGTCGTAGGCCGACACGCCGCGTTCGCGAAGCGAGTTGATCAGGGCCAGCGCGGCATTGGCGATTTCTCCCTTAGAGGCCGAACGATCCAGCGCCAATCTGAACAACTTTTGCTCGCGCTCGGTGAACGGCATAAAAAAAAGTACGCCGGACCAGTTAAAGTGAGCAAAAACCAATCCGGCGCTTCTCCAAATCCCAGGGAATGGGGAAATTTTTAACTGCGCTCTAACGACATGGGTTTCTCTTCACAGTTGGCTCGCTCTGGACTAATGGTTTTCTCATTTCCATTGGCTTCGTTCCAATACGCAGGGAAGGAAAAATTACATTGGCAGTTCGTCTGCGGTTTCCATCTCCAGATATGAACCTATCTTGTTGCGGGCTTTGCCCTGCCACATTTCCGTGATCACGGTGCATTTGCCGCTCTTTTGTTCGAGATCGCTCGGGTTGATCTCGACTACTTCGCCCGGCAGCACCGGGTCGCCGTAAGACCTCCTGAACTGGTCGATCTTGAATGCGGATTTAGGTTCGAAAACCAGATAATCGTAGACCAAAGCGTCTTTGATACGCAGTTGTAGTTCGATCATCTCGTTGCCCTGCTTGCTGGTTTTCAACATAGCGCTTTCGACCGTATAGTCGTAGGTGCCATCCGGCAGGATATCGCGTTGCTGTCCTGAAACGTATGTAGGCATTTAATTGTCTCCTTTTTATTGATTGGATTTGTTGGTTTCAGAAGCCTCTCTTGGGCCTNCNACCCACCAACGGTGTAATTTGATNCCGCGANGGTCCTCNATGCGGTAAGTNACNCGCAGNTCGAGNANTTTCGCTGCTTTNGTAATAGAGTAATCGTCTTTTGGATCGCTTAAAAAACTGGANTTGCANGGGGTCATCAGCGANAAAGCCTCAAAATAATTTTGCNNTTTAAGGGAGNATCCTCCCTNCNCCNCTTGNTCTGGGAGGNATAGGGATGTCTTCCTCTATGCGCTCNAANATTTCGTTNNNAGGTNCTGATTTTTGAGGCTCCTCAGGGATGTGGGCAAGGGAAGTGTTTTTGCGAGCCATGAGGCGCTGGATATCAAAGTCGTGTTTGTGCGGATTTGGATTGTTCATTGTAGAGTCGTTGTTCATTGTGCTCCTTTTATAACGACCATCCATTCCGTGAGTCAAGCAAAATGTGCAATTATGGGCCAAAATGCTTTAGGATGAGCAAGATTGCCTCGTGCGCCGAGCNGACCACATGAACGATTCCGCCGCAATGCGAGTGCCAAAGCTCCTGTTCCAAGCTGAGTTTGGAGCCCACCTTGAACTCGATCAGTAGCGCTCTGGTAATTTCTGTCCGGTCCTGACCTGGGCGTATCTTGTCGTAAACGCTAAAATCAGGTGTCCCTAGAGGCTCGGTCGTCCGCTTGTCTGTCCTGGCATGCCGTACACATTGGTAGTTGTGGTTAGCTAGCCAGTTAGAGAATATGTTGTGCTCATCTCTTTCCAGCCTGGTTATCTTGCGGCTAACAGTCTTAACCGGCTCTGGCAGCGATTCGCCTCCGTACCGTTTCCGGTCTTCCGGGCTCATTCGGGCTATTATTTCCGAAGTTAGTTTTTCAATTTTCATCTACATGATTAGCTTTAAAAATTGTTGCCATCTATGTGCTCGGTCGAAAGAAGATCGTATACCTTCCCATTCTATATTGCTCGCTCGTTGCCAACGATTGATCGTATTGCCCCTAACTGCTTGCACAATTCCGTTGCTGGAAAGCAAGTACCATACTTGCAAATGCCCGTTGCTTTCTTTACGCATCTCTTCATTTTGATGTTTGCGCGTGGCACAGTCATACTTAAGCCCAGTTAATTTACGCTCCGGCTTGCCCTTTTTATATACTCTGTGCCCTTTCCAAGCATACCCGATAATCATGGAATCATGGCAAAGTTCGCCAATCCGATTTGGGACTTCTGGTGGAGGAGCTTTGAATAGATCAATAAAAAACTCCAATTCCGTCTCTAGTTTTTTTGATCTAAACGAATTTCTTCAGGTGCTTTAGCCCACCAAGGGCTTTTAAAAAGGAGTCGAGCTGCAACTAGATCAACCGGCTCAGCTCCCAGAGTAAATAAATCGTTCATTGCTCGGAAATCGCATTTTTCCCGGAATTTTCCGGGGGCACTTTTTGTTTTTTATCCTTTTGCAGCGAGGGTCGGTTTTGCCTCCAGGTGATCATCGACTCGGGCAGCTCGACCCCTTCAGGCAAAAGCTTCTCAACTTTTTCAATCGAGACGCTGACCGCGTTCAGCAGTTGGTCCTCATCGCCGACAAGCTTTACCAGATCTTTCCAGATTGAACGCACCGGCTTGAACGAGCGCACCATGTTGCCGGGAACTAGGCTCCAGCCCGGTATCGCTTCGGGATTTTTGGCGATCAATACGCAATAGTATTCCAGCGCTTTTTTAATGAATCTTTCCAGCTGCTTGATCTCCGTCAGCACACGCGCGCCGCGCGGCCCGTCAGGCAAACTCAGCGGGAAATCGGCTTCCTTCTCCAGCCTCACTAGACCGACGCTCTTGCGCATCGCCGGACAGATCAGAATCCCCCGGCAATGCTTACACCAATCGCCCGGCACAGGCGTATGCGTTACGTTGATCAGTCCGAGAACGTTGCGTAGCTCGTATTCGTAATGACGCAAATCAGTCCGGTTCATAAGACATGGGCGGAACGTGTAATGAGGACTGATGATCTGCACCGTGATGCTGATCAGCTCCGGGTAAGCATGTTGAACCAGCACCGCTAGCGAACGTAGCTGATGATTGTATATCGGGTCCGGCGGTTTATTCCAGCCGGTCTTGACGTCAATCAGCACGGCTTGATTGCCGCTGATACGCAGGTAGTCCACCTGCCCCGAAAAGATCGGGATAACCTCGTTGTCGTGTAACCAGAACCGTTGCTCTTTAATCACCTTGTCGTGATCGGTGGTCCTGCAACACTCCAAGAACTGGTTTAGTCTGTACCTGATCTGGCTGAACAGGTTGCGTTGGTCGTCCGTCTGCAGTCCGCTAGCAGAGTTAGTCCGAAATGCTTCGTGTATTGCCGTGCCCAGATCCGCGTCCTCGTCCAACCCGTCCGGCGGCTGGTGATGCCAGAGTGCCGCTAGCTGTTCCATCTGGTAGCTAGCCAAGCACTCGAAGCTGCGCCCGATCATGCTGGCGCTCGGATAATTACCGCGTTCACCTAAGGGATCAGGCTGGTTCATCGCTCTTTATTTCCTCGATCTTGTAACGTTCACCAGGCATCTTGTTAACGGCTACGCGCAGTTGCATGAAAGTTTGGGTCTCCTTTTTAATCGTGAAAGAACGGGTCAGTTTGCCGTCCTTGAAGTAGCTGACCCGATAACTTTTAAATTTACTCTGCATCTTCTTTTATCACCTCCACGTTCCAGATGCGCCCGCCGCGATGGTAGCGCAGCAGGTTTAAGCGGCCCGCAATATCGACAACACGCGTATTGCCTTGAAGCTCACGCCATGATCCGTCCGGCTGCAGAATTTCCCATCGGGAATCTTTCCCGTAGCGATAGTAACGGTTCCCTTCGCTTGAACGATAGATGCTCAAAATTGGGCCCGTCCTTTCGCCACGATGAAATCCCAGTTGCGCAAGACGCGGTCGCAGATTGCGCTTTCGATATCGGCTACCTTGGTTTCCCTGGTCAGCTTCAGCTCGTGCAGAGCCTTGAGCAGTTGTTCCTCGGTCAAGCCACTCTCGGCCATCTTGGCTAGCAGCATCTCCTGCGGACTCTTGCTTTCTTTCCCTAAAGGCTGAGGTGTCGGGACCTCTTTCTCTTCCTTCGCCTGTTCGTCTGCAAACACTTCCACCAAAGGTTTGCCTCTAGGAGGAATAACTTCCTCGACTACGGCTGGCTTCTCCTCGGGCACAGGTTCCTCGTCTGCCATGACGTCGAACTCCTCGACTGCGTACATGCCATGCAGAACGTCGGAGAATTCGGAGCGTAGTGCGAACATCAACGCTCGGGCGTACAGCATGTTGTCCGGCCATTTTTTCCAGCTGTCTTTATTCAGCAGGTCAGCGCCTCGCGCCTGAGCTATCGAGAAACTCCAGCTTTTCGGTTTCCTGCCGCGCCGTTGCACCGTTACCGTGCATGAGCGATCCGCCCCGTTACCGCTGAACGCGTGTTCCTTGTCAGAGATCTGTCCGCTGCGCTCGACCAAGGCCATAGCAAGATGGCTGCTGATCACGGTGCGGTTATTGATCGAGTAGATGTTCTCCAGCGCTTCCCAGATGTCCAGGTGCAGGCTGCGCCCTCTCATTATAATAGCGGCAATCACGTTGGCTGAGCGATGTGGCGTGATCCCGCTGTCTAAGATGGTTTTGGCTACGATTTTCAAATGGCTATCGTTCTCGATCCGCCACCCGTTCTCATCGATTGGTACAATTTCTTGTGTCATTTGGTGCTTGGTTTTTCCCAAGGAGACGGGACAGGGTACTCGCCATTGTCCATTCGCTCTTTAAGCTTCTGGACATCTTCAGGCCGGTAAAACACCGAAGAACTTGACTTGCGCTTAGAGTTTTTACTTGGCGGTTTCCGCGTCACCGGCTTGAGCCAGCCCGCTGACTGAGCGTCTTTTAATAGAGTTGGTCCCAAGAGCAGCATAACTTGCCGACGCTTCAGGTAAAGTCTTGTGTCTAAATGTTGCATAATTTGATACCACAACTAATATCGGCACAATATGGACGCAAGTAACTTCAATCTGCCGATGGCTATCGGCATTTTTATCGTCTTTATGTTCGCAGCCTGGGTCTGGTACACGAAGTGACCAGATATGGAAAAACACGAGTACCTGTTCTTCCTTTTTTTCTATGCGACGATCGCGATATGCGCCACCGTGATCATTGCCTGCCTGTTGCCAAGTCCCTGGCTGCTTGCAGCCGCTGAGCGGCTAGCTCCATATTTCTCCGCAATGTTGCGGCTGCGGCTTGTGATTTCGCCTTAATGCGTCAGCAATGCCTTGCTAGCCAATTGTTTCCTGATCATGTCAGCTAAAGTCGGCTGGCCCGGACGGACAACAACAACCTTTGCTGTCGCTTTAGGCGTTTGAAACGTGTCGTAGTTGATGCGGGAAAGCGCGTTCATCGTCTTGTTTTTCGGAAACAGTTCGGTGTCGAGCGCAGTCTTGGCGTAGGTCTGTGCCGTAGCAAATATCTTGCGAGCTTCTTCCGCAGGCAGGTTCTGTTTCGCCCAGGAAAGAAACTGCATCTCGCTGTCCAACGAGTAGGAACCGCCCGGCTTGATTGGTGAACTGGATTGGATCGATTGTTTTATTCCCTGCATCCTGGCTTTCTGTTCGCCGGGCGCGAAGCGTTCCAGCCAATCCGCGTAAGCACGCATGGCTTCTTCGGCATGGCCGGTAAGTAAAGCAGCCTGAATCCTATCCTTGATCGGATCGAATTCGCCTCTGCCTGCGAAGTCAATATGGCGGGTTCCAGCCAGCTCGCGTTTTGCCCTGAATTCCGGGTTCTCGTCCTCGAACTGTTTGACTCTGGAACGAAGGAACGACAGATCATTTCTTGCTGCATACTCTTCAGCTGGCCCCCACTTAAGACCTGCCGCATGGGCTGCATTTAATCCGATCTGTTTGCCGGTGCGATACGCAGACAGAACATTGCCGCCAAGATTATCCAAGATCCTCGAACTTGGAGCAGCACCGAAATTGCTTTCGCCGTGCCAGCCTTGAAAGAATTCAATGAACGGCTGGATAATGCCCCAGGCAGGTGGGTGCAGCGGATCTTTCACGCGGCCGCCGGGATTAGCGCCGGTAAACTGATTGGCTAAATCGGAATAGTTACCAATTGCGCCGGTAAAACCAGAAAGAACCACCGCGCCCAAAGCCCGCTGAAGCGCAAGCTCGGTAGCGCGTCCGGTCTCTCCCTGGCCGAACCGTTGCCAGATTTCCTTGATTGTAGGATCTTGCGGATCTTTGCCGGTAAGCAGGTTGCGCATCATTTGAGCTGCTCCGCCAGCACCTACAGCCGTAGCTATATAACCAAGGCTGCGTGATAGCTGATAAGCGAAATCCGCCGGGTTACGTTCCTTTATCGATCTGGCTAGTGGCATGATGAATTCGCGAGTCATCATTCGCGTTGTGTTCGCACCCCATTTCTGGAATTGCGTCAATACTTTGCCTGTAGGGGAATCAAAAAAGGGAGCGTTCTGGGCCGGGCTGTAATTGCCGTGAACGTCCATTACATACTGACGCAGGAATTCGTCCGTCAACGGTCCCGAACCCTTTTCCCCGGCTAGCCCGGAAAGATCATGAATCCCTCTACGCTGGATCATCTCGCGCAAACTGCGTGCGCTAGCCGTGTCCTTCCCGTAGGTGCGGGCAAACTGTTGCAGGATATATTTACCCTGCTGCATACCGAAAGCCCGGTTAACGCCTTCTGTAATGTGCTGCCCGCCCCAATGCAGCATTTGCTTGGTGAATCCCTGTACTCCTTTGGTCATCCAATTCTGGTCAGTCGTCAGATCGTAATCGTTCAGGATCTCCATCAGATTGGACCGCAAAATGTTGCGCTCTTTCGCATCTTTCATGGCGTCCATCAGATTCTTGCCATTGGCAAAATGGCCCAACGTTTTCAGGAACGAGCCTGGTCCGCCAAAAGCCAGATTCTGAGCCGCGCCGGAAACAAGGTTGTACATCGACGTAATCGGGTTGCCTAGGAAGGCGCCGCTAGCCGCAGAACGCAGCCCGCTAGTCACCGAATCTTGTTCCCCAAATTTACCTTGCCGGTAAACGCGCTGTTGTTCTTCTCCGATCCGCTTGATCAATATCCGCTTTGCTGGATACGAAAGATCTCCAGTCTTATTCACTTGCTCGACAGCGTGGTCGAAAAGGTCTTTGCCTTTATTAGACAGCTTCTGTCCGAAACTCGCTATCTGAGATAACCGGTTGTTGGCTCGGGCTGAATATCGCAAAAGCGCTTCCGGACTGAAATCGTAGAAATCAAGAGGAAGCTTTGCTTCACGCGCTTTCTCCATGTTGTTGAAATGACCATTACCAGAGCTGTCTGGTGAAATTGCGTTCGTGAACTTGTCAATGAATTCGTCCCTGTTCTTAACTACTCCGCGAGCGATCTGACGATTAAGTAAAGCATTGAATTCGGCTGCCCGAGATCCGTCGCGATTATGGAATATATCCATCGTGTCGCGGCTGATCATACGCGGATAATAATCGCGTCCGATCAATCGCATTGGACGCACTTTGCCGTCACTCTGGCGGACATGTACGTCAAGCTCCTTGGCAATTTGTCCGTACTGCTCCATCGTAAACTTGGCTGCATCAAGAATCTTGCGCGTATCGGCGCTTACCGGCGGCAGCGGCTGCTTGTTCTGCTCGGCCTTGATATAGTCGCTGAACTCCTTGACTACTCTGGGGCGTTCGCGAGCTGACACACTATTAAAGGCGGCTTCCAGATCTTGCAGTCTTGCTCGCGCCCCAAACTGCTGCTTGTAAGACTCAAGCCTTCGCAGCGCCAATGCCAGAGGGCGGGTAACCGGATGATCAAGCATCGCGCTCTCGCCGCTCTTGAACTTGCCTGAATACCAGCGGGCGGCATACTGAGCCGCTTTGCGAACATCCTCCTTTTTCGGCATCCTGATTGTTTCAGCAACAATCCGCTTAGCCGTTTCGGCCTGCGCCACCACTTCAGATATGTCTCTGGCAGTTTTAGCCGGGCTGACTTTGCCAGCCTGGCGCTGCAGCGTGGCAAGCTTGCGTTCCATTGTCCGGATCATCTTAGCCAGCTCGGTCTTAGCTAGCGGCTGGCCCGCGCCCATCTTCGCGTACAAGCTTTTCAGCCCTGCGATCACGTCCTGAACCCATTTCCTGGCTTCTGTCAGCGCGCCTCTCCAATGCGGTTCAACCAAGTTGTTGCTCTTGGCTTGGATGATCTGGCGCAACATCTCGCTGGTCATAAGAGCCAGATCATGCTGAGAGTTGATATCTCCTCTTTTAACTCCTGCGAGCATTCCAGTTAAATGCGCTTCTGGATCGGGGATAGCGCTGCGCCCATGATACATTTGTATGGAGTCATGGAGACGCCCGGTCATTTCTTCGGCTAGCGCAGGATTACGAACGCGCAGCCGATTACGTACCGCTAGCCAATTATTGATTACTTCGCTGGCTCTACGACTGCGGTACTGACCAAAGCTTTCTCCAGTCTTGGCTTTTTCCCGGTTCCATTTGTCTTTATGGGTAAGGAACTCCGCGTGATGCGTCAGCTCTTCATGCAAGACATCGTGAATGTATTGAACAGGATCATTGCCTCTGTCCTGAACCATTCGCGCCGCACGCTCCAGATTGTCGTGGCGTAAAAGTAGTTCGAGATCCGCTTTAAATGGAGAATGACCGGCGGCGGCAATACCTCTTGGATCAAAAGTGATTCCATCCGGATTATCTATCCGCTTGATACCGCCAGCTTTGAATATCGGCCCGAACTTTTCCCAGAGCTTATCGAAGATGGCCTGATAAGCTTGTTTGCCTTCAGGCGTGCCTGCCGTCGTCTTTTCGAGCGTGTCTACTAACGGGTTGTACGCAGCTCTTTCATCCGGCGATAGTTTTCCTTCCACAGGTCGCGGCACCCGTCCCAATTGTCCCTGTACCCCTGCGCCTTCCCCTGGCGGCTGCAATCTATGATCACCCGGCTTTTCCCCCACATCTGGCATCTCCTCGGGGGAAATGGGTCCAATCTCTCCAGCAACTCCTCGCTCTCCCTCTGCAGGTCCTGGTACTCGTTCTCGTTCACCTTCTCTAATAACGACTGGTTTCGGCTTTTCTTCAATCGGCGAAATTTTCTGTTCCAGATCCAGCTTGTTATAAAGATCTTCAGTCTGCTTATTAAGTTTCTCTTCATCAGCTTCCGGCCTGACAGGCTCTGGTTCCGGTAATGGTTCAGTTTCTTTCTGAACCACTGCAGGCGGCGGCGGCTCAACACGCGGCTCTGGCTCGGTGACTTTACCTTCTGGAGGCCTAGGCGGCTCGGCTGGCGGCGGCTCAACCGGCCTGGCTGGCTCTGGCCTGGCTAGCTGCGGATGTTCCTTTAACAGCGCCGCTCTGATCCCTCCAGGCAACGCGCCCATGACCGTGCCGTTGATAGCCGCTTCGTCCACGTTCTCGGTCAGCGGCCTGCCTTCAGCAGCGTTCTTGGCTATCTGCTGTACCGTGGATAAAGCCGCCATAGTGCCGGATTCAGCTCCGGCTCCAAGTATGGCTCTGCCTAGCAACGGTGCTTTAGCTAGCTCGGTATGCAGGATATTGAATTTGCCGCCCAATAACCGCATTCCGCCAAGCATCGGAGCCGCCTGAAGGAGTGTGCTAGCCGCCGCTTTGCCTTGCACATCCTGCTCCGAGAGATTCGGTTCGTTCCTTCGAATGTCTTCCTGAGCATTCTGGAAGATGTCGCTTATCATTGTCGATTCTCCCAGGCCGCCGCCCATTATCTGCGCAACCATAGCCGGGGCTTGCCCGCCCAGTTGGGTCCACGTTTCCCACGGTGTACCGGCTATTCTCGGGTCGGTGCGAATATTTCGATTGGTCTGATTCAGCTCAGCAACAAGCTTGCTTTTGTCCGTCTGGTAAGCGGCAACCTTATCCGGCTGCAGGTTTTCCATCGATTGATAAAGCTTGTCGATATCGATGGCTAGCGGGTTGGTGCCAGGTTCGGCGCCTGCTCTCTTGTTAGCTTCGTCGGCATATTGCGACAATACTTGCCCCCATTGCTCGCGCGGAAGCGTGACCAGATGATTAACGAAATCGTTNANNCCCTGGTCGTTCGCTTCGGGATGAATTTGCCTGGCTAATTCGGCTAGCCGATTTCTCGAGATGATCGGGTTGGCAGCGTTCACCTGCATCAGCGAAAGCCCAATCTTGTTTCCAACAGCCTGCAGGTTTGGTGCCCATTTGGACATGATCTCACCCACAACCGTCCCTACTTCGGGCTTTTCCCTGGCCAGCTTCAGAGCGTCAGCCTCGCTCATGTCGGGCTTGTTGAAGTAATCCCGGACATTATCCACGATGCTCTTTGTCGCCTGATCCTTGTACGCTTTCTGACTGGATACCGACACGCCTGGAATCGGTTTATCTAGCAGATCCATGATCTGACTGAAATTTGTGCTGCCCTGCTTGGCTTTGTCGATAATAGCGAAGTCGTTCTGTTGTTTGGCTGCTTGCGCCACGGTAGCAGCTTTGGCCTCATCCCCGCTTAGAACCTTTAGGGGCGACAACTCTGCCAGGCGACGCTGGCCTTTCCTCGTTGTAGCTGCCGCACCTTCTCCGCCTATCTGTCCGCTAGCCAGCTGTTCCCGATATGATAATGCCGCGTTTTTAGCAGATTCGCCTTCGTCGGCTTCCTTGTGACCGGGGTTAACCTCGCCATGACCGAAAAGCGGAGTGGTCGGGTAAGTCTGCGCGATAAAGCGCGCGAAAGATCTCTGTTGCGCAGGAGTTACGTCTTTATCGTCCTTGGCGATAATCTCCATCCCAACAACATTCTGGTTCGAGAGACCGGAACCTTTTGGCCCCCATCCCGGCAGAATGTTTTGAGCGCCAGGACCGCCTGTCTGAAAGATGTTGCCGTCACGGTCCATGACGTACTCGACGCCCAGACCGCGTTCGTTCAGCGTCGATATAACGCCGTCAACCGTGCCGCGCCCGCTAGTGTGATGAACGATAAATGCGGCAGGATCTTTGCCGCCGACAGCCTGCACTCTGTCTGGGTACGGAGTTCCATCAGGATTTGCCGCAGCCTGAGGTTGAACCTGGGCTTGCTTTTCGGCTCTAGGAGCTGCAGCCGCTTTGCCTCCAGGGGGACGATACAGATCTTTCCCGGACCGGATATCGGCCTGTTCGTTGATGAAATCTTGATAGTTTTTCTTAACGTCCGGCCCGGCGTCGTCAACGATGTTGAATGCGTACTTGTGCCCAGATTGTCCGCCTTGGTTATTGAAGTATCGATCAAGACCAGCAGTGAAATCAGCCGCTATTCCACGCTGCAACTGGTCGTCGCCCGGCCCGATATCCGTGATCGGCGCTCGGATACGTTTGCCGGTAGTCAGGTCAACGATATCCACACGCGCCCGGCGCATCGCGGCGTCGTTGTTACCGTAGCGCATCCGCAAAACCATCTCGGGCACAGCCAGCCCCATGACGTTGGGATCGTTGTTATCCAGCCCACCCAGCTTAGGCGAACCTACTCCGGTGTCGTAAGGATCGTTGTACCCGAACGTGGTGGCGCTCCCTACCGCAAATTTCTTTGGATCTTCACCAGGATAAAACCCTTTTACATTCGGTTTCCCTAGAGGCTGAACTTGTGCCGTTGGCGGCGCTGTTGGCGGCTGTGTTGGTTGCGCTCGCTGAGCAGCGGCATCCTGCAGCTGGGGAATATCCTGTTGTTCTCCGGTGAATCCGTACTGCTTCGACAGCTCCGCCCCGAAATGGCGTAGCCCTTTCTCTTTGTCGGGCGTTACCGGCTGGCCGTTAATCGATACTCCGCTCCAAGAACCGTCNGGGTTAACCTTGACGTCNAANCCGTAAGCCTGCATCCCTTTGCGCCATTGCTCAGCCCGGCTAGCGAAATCAGGTGCNGGCTGCGCTGTCGGCGGCTGCTGTGCTGTTGGAGGTTGTGCTACTACTGGCGGCTGTACCGGCTTCGCTGGAGGAACTACTCCAACGGGATAACCCCTACGCACTTCAGGTTGCGCGGCTTCCTGCGCCCCTTGCAGATAGGCCGTGTCTGGGTCCGGATCGACCAGGGTGGCTCGTGGCACAGCTTGAATCGCACGGCGCGCTTGCGGCCCGGCGGTGTCCTCAACNCCTTGCAGATAAGCTTTGTCCGGGTCNGGATCGATGAGTTCCGCGCGTCGCACTTCGGGTTGTCCGGCTACCGTAACTTTTTGTAACTCGATACCGCCTGGCGGCTGCGCGGCTTTGTCGGCTTCGGTCGCCAGCTCGGCGTAAGGAACCTTTTGCCCGGTCTCCTGGTCAATAACGTAGCGACCCCCGCCTTCTTCCGGCGGACCCTCATAAATCTTGCTCTTTGGCCCAGTTGGACGAACGTCCATTCCCTGTTCGCTGCCTATAAACGGAGCGGGTGGCGCTGGTTCGGGACCTACGTCCAATCCTTGCTCACCCATGAATGGCATCATCTGCCGTGTTTGCCGCTCGGTGGAAGGAGGAGAAACGATTCGTGCCTCCGGTCCCGGTAGCGGCGATGGAACAGCGGGCGGCGGCGGTGACGGTAGCCCGGTCTGGTCCTCGGCTATGGTCGGGTAAGGTTCCTGGCTAATAACCTTAACTGGTTCCAGTGGAGCTAATCTGGGGTAATGGCGCTTCTTGCCTTTCTTCGGCTTGTGATATTCCGGTATCTCGGCTTCACTGCCAGCTTCCTGGTCCTGCTCGTCTTGCTGCGTAAGATCCTGGGCGGCTTGATTCTTGGAGATTTCCTGATCCAGAACGTCCTCGTCCTGAAGCTGCTCTTCCTCGTCGTCAAGAACGCCGTTACTCATTAGTTCTGAACCATTGCACCGCTAGGCGTGCGCCAGATATAGCCGGGCGGTCGGGAACGCCGCTGCAGATCAGTTGGGTTTTCGCTGCTCAGCACTTCGGGATTGGCGTTAGTGCCTAAGGTCGGGTCAACCGTTTCTCCCGGCCTGGGACGTGGAGGCAGTTTGTCGGCATGGCGAGCTGCCTGCTGCTGGTCCCACGCAATATTGAAGTCGTCTTCTGCCACCGTCACGATATTGCCCTTTCCGTCAGGAACATCATAGCCGCCCTTCGGATTCCTGGTTGCAGCAGACAGATTCGGGTTCTTCATATTAAGGAGCTGCTCTACCCGTTGCTGGCGTCGTTTCGGGTCAGGATCAAAATTTTCCCCTAAAGGCTGAGGTTCGTTGTCGGTTTCGTCGGTTCTGCCGTCACCAGTCTGGCCCGGACCCCAGACGCCGGTCTTTCCGCCGCCGATGCTCAACCCTCGCTTAACTCCAATAGCGCGTTTGGCAAAGCCGCCTGTGCCACCGGTTCGCGCAATGTTCTCGGCAATCTGTGACCTAGTAAGAGCGTCTGCCAAAGCGTCTTTTTGCGCTTGCCTGCGCATGGTCAGCTCGTCTACGCCGCCTGTCGCTGGAGCGGTCCCGGTTAACGGCACTCCCGCTGCCGGTGCCGCCCCGCCTACCCAGGCCGCTCTGGGTGCGTTAGCCGTGTTCATCAGCTGGTTGGCAACAGCATTCTTTTTCGCCGCATTGATCGCGTCCGCTAGCCCGCCGAAGAGCTGACCGACCTGCTGACCCGCTGTTATCCCACGCTCCCAATCACTCGGCTGGTTCGGATTCCTTGCCTGCACCCGGCGCAGATAATTAATAGCCATAGTAAGATGTTGGTTTCGCTTTCTTCGGCTTGGGAATTTTGGCACCGCTTTTGCGAGCCGTGCTCAAAGCAGCCGCTACTGCTTGTTTTTGGGGATGGCCAGTCTTAACCATTTCCCTGATATTGCTTGAGATCGTTGCTTTTGATGCGCCTTTCTTGAGTGGCATATATCTCCTAGAGGTAAGTTATGATCGGGGCTTTCGGATTGAAATCCGTGAATGGCATGGGGTCTTTGGTTAACATCTCTGCTTTGTCGTACATATACATGGGGTCTTCGGTGCTCGGAACATCCATAGGAACAGGAGGACGGGCAGGGTTCTTATAAGGTTGCGCCAAAGGAGTCGGAACCGTGCCGCGTTCCATCGGTCTGTTCAGCAATGTGTCACGCCAGAATTCTTCAGTCGGGCCAAGCTGTTCTCTCAGTTGCCGTTCCAGAATCCTTTCCTCCAATTCAGTTAACGGAGGCAGTTCTTTTTTTTTGCCTGGCATTATGAAAAGTATCCTCCAGCTCCGCCAAGTGCCCCGCCCAGAACTCCGCCAATAGCTGCTGTGACCGGCGCATACGGACCTCCTAAAGCTGCCCCGGCAGTAGCCCCGCTTAACGCTCCGCTAGCCGCTCCGCCTAAAGCTGCGCCCGTTCTGTTCTTAGTGGCACCGCCAGCTCCGCTGTAGTTGGCCAGACTGTTGTAGTAGTTCTGTGCCTGGCTCCCGATATCCAGCCCGTATTGTTGCTGCTGGTTCGATAGATAGTTTTGTCCCAGGCTAGCCGGATTATATTGAGGGCCGCCTTGCGCCGCGTTTGCCGCGTTCTGCTGCGCCATGTTCAGGTAACTTGCGCCTGCTTGGTAAGGTGTCTGACCGCTGCCCAGATAGCCGAGCGCATTCGCTTGCGCTTGTTGGCGTAAAGCTTGATTTTGCTGAAATCCTTGCAGATATCGACCGTAACCCTGGTTATAAAGGTTGTTTGCGATATCGCCCAGGCTTTGCCCGCTGCTCAGCCAGTTTTGTTGTAACCCAAGAGCGTTTTGTTGCTGGCCTAGCCCTTGGTTGTAAAGCTGATTCCCGACTGCTCCCATCGTCAGCCCGCTGCCCAGGTAACTTTGCTGCTGGCCTAATGCCTGGCTTAAATTCTGTAATCGTTGTTGCTGTCTTGCTTCACCGGCAGTGCCTCTGGCCATTGCTTCAGCGACAAGCTGCGGTGTGCCGTACACATTGCCGCGTGCCGCTTGGCCTGCCCTGGTTTGTTGTTCAACTTCGCGTGCCGTAAACGGGTCGAGCTGCGCTCCTAAAGCCGCTTGTTGTTGCGCGGTTTGCAGATAGGAACTCATCCCGGTGCCTAAATCCTGCAAACGCTGGAACCCAGCCGGATCGAGCTGCTGATATTTCGCTAAAGCGTCCTGCGCGGATGTCGGCGCCTGGCCGGTGACTCGCGTCACGTAATCGGCGACCTGTTGCGCCATTCCCGCTCGTTGCGCGTATCCTTGCGGATCGATCTGTTTGTACAGATCCAGGTAACTTTGGACATCGCCCGCAGCAGGTGCAGCAGCTCCGCGAGAAATATCGATCTGCGGCGTGTTCTGCAGATTACTTAAATAACTCTGGCCTAAAGCTGTCCTGAGCGCTTCGCTTGTCGGATCGATCTGCGCCATCTGCGCCAGCGCATTGGTTTCAGGCTGCGTTCCGGCGGTAGGCGAGACTCCACCAGCTCCACCAGCTCCACCAGCCCCGCCATACATCGGATCGTTCATCTGCATATAAGTACCAGGTTGCTGCTGTGACGCCCCTTTTTGCGCAGCCGCAGCTGCCGAAGCTTTTTGCTGCTGAAGCTTCATNGTCCAGANNTGCTGCTTNCTGGGCATCATCCAGCCGTATCTCAGCTGACCACTTCTTTGATCGTTAAACGAACCTGTGTCAGCGTTTCCGACAGATTGCCAATCGCCGCTCGGTTCTCCACCGCTACCGTAACCTTGAACTTCTACCTCGCCTGTAGCCGGGTCGTACCGAGCATTGACATAATTGCCGGTTCGGGTTTGTACGGGATATTCTGTCCAGGCCATATTTATACGGAAGCGTAGGTTGGGACCACGCCTTGCGGTCTGTTTGGATTGACGACCTTAGGATTAGCCCCGCTCTTGTTTACCGATGCAGTGGATAAATTCGACGCAATCGCCGCTCCCTGTGCTCGTAACGCCGCTATATCAGGAATGCTGCCCGGCATAGCGTAAGCGCCAGGTTGCCGGTAAGCAACGTCTAGCGGATTTTGACCGTAAAGCTGTCCCAGCCGGTTGGTCGCCTGTTGTAAACGCATTTCGCGTTGCGCAAAGGCGTAAGGATCAACCTGGCTCTGGATGTCGCGTTGCGCTTGTGCCCCTTGCAAGGCCGCTTGGTTAGCCAGAGCCTGCTGCGCCCTGATCTGAGCCGGACCCAGTGCAACGTTGGTAGCCAAGTTAGAGTATTGCTCGATTGGCTGATTGGCGATTGCCATCATTTCGCCTGCACCAGCCGTTCCAACTGCGGCTTGCGCAGCTTCGCCCGGATGAACAACGTCTGGCTGTTTCGATGCGCCCATTATGTATATTCCTTGTGTGTTAATTTTTCGGCTAGCCGTTCAAACTCGTCCCAGCGATACATTCTGGGGCGGCTTTTCTCGGTACGTTCGCCCCGGTCCCACATGACAATCATCTGCGGACCCCACCGTTCAAAGAGCCGATCATGAACTGTTCCCATCGCTTCGGTGTCGTTAGCCACCATCAGCTCAATCATGCAGAACTTGTTACAAGGATCGTGAACAAACGGTTCCTGAAATTGCGGCAAACGCCGGAACAATTTGATCATGCATACCGCGCGCGGCTCGCCTTTATCGCTCACGACGTAACTGAGCGTGTTGCGGTTCCAGTAATAAGCGACCCACTCAACCAATTGGTCGAAATCCATCTTCTCCAGGGTCCGGTGCTTGCGCAGCAACGGCTCCAGCAAGCGCACAGTCCGGTAATAGAAGCTGTCGGTTATGTTCATATGCTTACCAGCGGCTGGCGTTCGAATGCGGTTACCTTAACCTCGTACAAGGTCCAGTTGCCGTCGCCATTCAGCTCCAGCTGCACCTCGTTACACACGCCGACCCAGGCCAGGCTCATCGGAAAGATGTAAAAACCTTCCTTATCCAGATCGAACGGAAACCCCGGGATCGTCAGCGACAGCTTGTATCCGTTGGTCTCAGTGTCGGCTAGCCGAAGCTGGATCGTGCGATCGGCCCATACCTGGATATCAACCGGGTCTTCGCTTTCCAGGAAATGCAGCTGCGCCGAGTACGGTTCGATCTGGTTCATGTTCCGGTTAAAGGCGAACGCCCTGCTTTTCAGCTGGCTGGGATAAGTGATTCGAGTGCCGTTCAGCAGCTGATGATAATATTTGCGTTCAGCCGGATAAAAGAACTGGGAAGCGATCCCGTTAGTGTGTGCCACTAAGAGAACCGTGTTGTCCGGGTTGGTTCTGTCTCGTGCCGAATCTCTGAACCCTTGGTCAATTCCGTTGATTTCCCAGCACCATTGACCTTGCCAAGCTTGCATCGAGACTGAGTAACAGAGAACAAAATTGTTAATGGAACTTCCGTCCAAGGGTACACTAAGCATGTACAAATCGTTCCAATAGGTCGCCCTGGCATTTTTAACTGCGCTCCAGTTGATTCTATCGATGTACTTTCTGATCGGTCCAGAAATCGGTAGCCAGACACCCTGCTGATTGGAAGTCGGCATCTGGCTCAGAGCGTAAACACCACGGCCAGTTTCGCTTAAGAAATATACTTCTACCCCGCACTGAACGATTGTGCCGTGACAACAGCACCCAACCGTAGCGCTGGCCCGGTCAATCTGCCAATCAACCACGTCCAGGTTAGGACCAGTGGTTATTATCCAGGTTGAACCATTACGGAACACGGCCAAGGTCTGATATTGCCAGACGCATTGGCCGGTGATCAGGTCGCTTTCGACTGGGTCCAGGGTAAGTTCCTGGGTAGCAGGGTCCCAGACTTCCGGTGACAAAATATCGCTTATCACCAGGTTATTCTTATTAACGTAAATCAGCCTTGAGAATGCCCAAATCGGGTAACTGGCATCAGGCCACTGGGACGGAATCGGATTAATGCCAAACCCGCTAGCCGGATCATATTTGTACAGCGTATGGCCTCTAGAGAAATAAAGCACTTTATCGGCTAGCGCCGAATAAACCTGGTCGCCCGCCGAGAANGCCGGGCCGCCGGTTACCGTNGCATTGGTTAATGAGCGCGAATCGTATTTGCCCCAGTTGCCCGCGTTGTTCCACAGGAAGATGCCGTCACCCAGGTGATGAATCGAGTCGAATCCGCCGGAAGTCGTGAACCGCTCGATTGTGCCCGGCCTGGGCCGGTTCAGCTGATCCATGCTGGACAGCCGGTTCTCCATCTCGCTAGCCATCTGCGGCTTGATATCGGCTGGCGGCGTAGAGTTATCCAGCCCGCTGATCGGCACGCTGGCGTCGGTCAGCACCTCGTCGTCAAGTCCGCTATTGTACAGTGGCATTATCCACCAAAAAGAAATCCCCCACCGCAGCAGTTTAGTGCTACGATGAGGGCGAGTTTATGCAGTTCTACGTTAGCGCTCTTCCAGAGAGAGTGCGAAATAAAATCATTATCGAGCCGAACTCTGGTTGCTGGCTCTGGATAGGGTGTAGCAATTCTTGGGATAACGGAGGATACGGCTACATCAATCTCAATAACGCGAACCCGCTGAGGGTTCACCGCGTTGTGTACGAATTCTTCAAAGGTCCGATCCCAAAAGGGATGTGCATCGACCACTTTTGCAAAACAAGATTGTGCTGCAATCCGTATCACCTTGAGGCAGTGACTCACGCCATTAACAACGATAGAAGCAGACCTCCCATAAAGACCCATTGCAAACATGGTCATCACAAGCAGGGCTTCCTTAACTGTCAGACCTGCGCTCGCAAAAGGGCTTCTCTCTATTATTACGCTCATCGTTATCCGAACGGGCGATAACTGGTCACCCGACCTACCATTTCTGCTAAATAGTCACCTTGCTCGTAAATAACCGGGACAACCTGCTGACGAAATTCGCTCTGGTTTTTTTCCACGGCGACCGCAGCCTGCACATGCATGATAGCTTTTTGCTCGCGCGCATCGGCTTTGCCCAGTTGCCGGTATTTGGTGTAAAGACTGCTCAGCGTGAACTCGACCAGTGCATCGGCCAGATGCGATATCCTAGGAACAGACATATCGTTGTCCAGCGTGTCGGCTTTCAATTTTACTTGGGCACGCACCCAGACGTTGTTGGTGCTGCCATCCGGATTAACCAGGATCGGCGGCGGCGCCATGCGCAACTGGGTAAAGACCAGCTGGTTCAGCTGAGGCGGCATAACCAGCGTGATATCAGCCGCAATAGTTAACGGCATCGTGCCGCTCGACTTGGAAAGAGTCGTTACGATGGCATAAGAATGCGTAGTGGTGACGCTGGAAGGGTTGATCGAGTTGTCAGGATTTACTGTTCCCTGGAGGCTGAACGTTTCGGAGATCGGAAAATTGTTTGCGTCCCGTCCTTCGATATAGACCGTGATCGGTGTTTGATCGGAACTGGTAAAAACGAATACGCCTGGGTTAAGACTCGGCCAGGCCAGATTTTCGCTCCGATAATAGAACGGGTTCTGTCCCGGTATCGTCGCCATATTGGAACCGAACCGTTCCAGCCAATCGCGTTCCCGATAATCAAGACGCATGAAAGTATGATTATCGTAACTGATCGACAGAAAAATGATTTCCTCGGCGTCGTACGGCAAGAAGACCGCTCCGTTCAGGTGCGGATCCAGCAGGATAGGGCCGACCGTGCGCTGTGCCTCGCGCCAGCTGTGAGCGTCATGCAGGACACCGTACTTGAGCCGGGCAGCGTCCTTGGCGTACTGGAGCGCCTCGCTGGAAGTATCTCCAGTTGTGCGGCAACAATAATCTGCAAGCTGACCTAAGTTCATTTTTTTCCGTTAGTTTTTACTCATTGGAATTTATCGTAAAGCTCTTTGCGGTCTTCGGATAGCAACGCGTGAACAAACAAGTCGGCTTCATGCAAGCTTTGCTCTGGTGAGTCGCCCTTGGCACAAAAGCGTTCAGCCATTTCCAAGCGGATTTTGAACACGTTTGTGCCATAGAATTGTACGACGTTGGTTGGTGTCATCGGGCCGGGTTTGGCTACTCTGTGCGTTTCCTGGCTCGGACTCAATAAAGCAAAAAGCAATATTCCCATTAAGAAAATGATCGCGTAAATGCTTTCTTCTGGAATCCTCATTCATTCGGTATAGAAAGGTCACCAGCCGGTATCGGCAATCCAATGAACGTATCCTCCTGCGCCAGCTACAACTGCTGGCAAGGTAACAGTACTGGTCGATAGCCACCCCGTTTGGCCAACCGCATTTGCACTACTAACAGTATAATTTGATCCATTAGTATGCTGAAAGGTATTAGTAGCTCCATTGGCATGATTATAAATTGCTACCCCTGTCGGTGCTTTTGCCATCGGCTTAAAGAACCGTACACCATACAAACCGGCTGTACTAAGTTGCGGGATAATCTGGGCTCCACTAGCGGTCACTGTACCTAAAGCGGTACCGTAATCATAACTTTTCTGAAAATACCGCAGACAATCATCATAGTTCTGCGTAAACGGACAATCCATCGGCGTCGAGCATTGCGCGCCACTTTCGTGGCCTACATACGCGAGGTCGAAGGTAGCACCCGCATTGGCTAGGAAATTGGATTGACCAACTGCTCCGACTACATTGGCATTCTGCCAAGTATCGTTTGCTGCCGCCGTGTAGGTAGTGCCACAAGCCAACGTGATAGAAAGCTGATAGCCAGCCTGACCACTGGCAAATGTCCAGCCTCCTCCCGCTGCCCAAATCGGAATATTAGGCAACGTGATCAGCGTCCAGGTATTAGCAGCACCGAGGGAGCATAACTTAACCAAGCTGCGAGTAGTTGGTCCATCACGTAAGGCTAAGCCAAATTTCAGATTTGCCACGCTTGATCGGCAAAGAATCGACACGGAGTGAACATCATTGATTAGTTCTCTCAATGGTGGGCCTTCAATATTTTGGTTCAACCAAAGAATATCTCCAGCAGCCAGAGTAGCCTGAGTGGCCGTAACCGTTGTTCGTAAGAACCAACCCCCAATAGCAAAACTCGTTCCTGGAACACTCGTCGTTCCCAGAGTTTGAACAGCCGTGGCGGTTCCTGTCGCACCCGCTTTAGATGCTTGCCATCTATCCATGCAAAATGTCGTACCAACGCCATAACCTATACCAGTCCCTACTGTTCGCTGATCCACCTCAAACGTCGGGTTGCCCACCGCGTTAAAGCTGCGCAGGCGCACAGCCCAGATTTTTGGCTCAGGCGCAGGCAACAGTGCCGCAATCGACGAGGAAAACGTGGACGAATCGATCTTCGCATACGAACCGCCGCTGGTAAGTAACAGCAGGTTATCGCCCGCTACGGTGCTGCTAGCCACCGGCTTGGACGAGACAAACGCTGTCTGGATCGACGCGCTGCCGATGATGTCATTCATCTTGGCCGCAGTGATGCCCTTTTCGCCATCGCTAAAAATGCGCGTAGTCGTGATGTCAGACATATTTCTTTAAATCTTAATGATTTTATTGAGAGCAATGAATGGCTGCATGTTATTGTGCGCCGTGCCGCTGCCCGTCGTGGTGGTGGCATGGCCATTGACAGAATAACCCAAGGTTGGAGAGGTTTGGCCAACGTTCGATCCAGCTAGATTGATATAATCATAATTATGACTGTGAGGAGCTAATTCCGCCACTGTCAATTGATGGGTTTCCTCGCCACCTGTTGCGGCCAAAACCCGATTAGTAAGTCCGGTTCCTTGACCGACGCCAATCGTTGTTCGGCCTCGGAGATCGGGGAGATTAAACGTGTTCGAGCCGTCGCCGATTCCGTAAGTTGTTGAGATCGCAGTAAAGAGCGCCGCGTAGGTCGTGCGGCTAACCGCCGTCCC